TTAACTAATGCACCTGATGCATATGCACTTGGCCATACAGAGTATCTTGACTTAACCTTATGATAGCAAGCATCTTTTGTTCCACTACCCTTTCCTTTCTTATCTTTTGCTTCTCCTAAAACTATCTCATCTCCTACTTCTACATTGTTTTCTGTAAACCAACCACGATTTGCTTCGATTGCAAATAATACTTCACCATCAGAATATACTGGCAATGTGCTATATGGTGTTAATTCTTTAATACTTTCAACAATTCCATCCTCTCTCACAAATGCAATATCAAGTGGAATACGAGTATTTTTCATATGGAATGAGTGTTGTCCAACTTCTTCAAATATAAAGAGCATTCCTTTATCTACGTCTAAACTCTCACGAAACATAAGTCCAAGTCTAAATCTACCCTCTGTATTTGGTATTTCAACTTCTAATGGTAGATCAATATACCCCTCACTTGTAGTTGTGGTATGTTGTTCATCAGGTGTATTTGATGTAAGATTTTTTTTCATTTGCTTCTTTGAAATTTTAGGACCACCGATTGGATCACCGTATTCATCTCTTTTAATTGTTTCTGATATACCTGCTTTTCTCAACCTTTTTGCTTGATCCTTATGCATAGCAACTGCCTTATCTAATTCTTTAGCAATTTTCTTTACATTTGCAGGAATTTTACCCTCTTTGACACCATAGGTTTCGCAAGGATTTTTTCCACATCCACAATTCTCCACTTCTTCTTTCATTTTCTTCTTTTTATCAGTTGAAACGTATGTTGGTTTTGCAGCACCAGTTTTTGCCTGTTGACCAGGATCTGCTTTCTTCTTTCTTCTTGATGCAGAGAGTCTTTCTGCTTTTGTCATACTTGCTCTCTTTGATGATGATACGCATTTGGGTGTACCCTCACCAGGTTTGTCACTAGCACAAGTTCCTCCAGTGACGACATTAACCCAACCAGGTTTGCCATCTTTGGACTTTGAACCTTTGAACCACTTATGAAGTGAACCTTCTTTAACTGACTGTTGAAATGCTTTCTTAACTTCAGACACTCCAATGACATCAATTACTTCAGCAAAGGTCTCTCCTTTTGAATCTTCAATAGTAACAGAATCGCTCATTAGAACTAAGATTTCTCTTTATTATTTAGTATTCCTTGTTTTAACATCTTTGAGAGTTCAGATGTTGATCCTACAAAGAGTGCATTGTTAGTTACGTTATTTGTTGTTTGTTTCTTATCTTCGTCTACTTCTTTAACTTTTTTCTGTAAATCCATTAACTTATCAGTTGTATCTGCAACTGATTTTATAATTTGACCTGCAACTTCATATGCTCTGGCACTTCCACCTTCACCTGCAACTTCTAAAACACCATTGAGTGCTTCTTGTCCTTTTTCGACTAACGAATATAAATTTGCACGAGTATAGTCATAGTCCTTCTTGACATCATCCTTAGTAGACTCCACTTTTTGTGGTTTACTTGTAGGAGTGACATCAATCGCACTACTTGTGTTTAATGCTTTATCAATAGAATCATAGTTAGTCATTGTCTTCATCCAATATCTTTCTGTTGTGTTGGACTATATGTTCTAGAATCTTGGAATACTTCAAGATTACCATTAAATCCAAAGTCATCATCAGGTTCAACAAGTAAATCATCTGCTGCTGTTAAGACATCAATAGATGATGGTGCAACATGGGTTGCAGCAACACTTTGATATCCACGATGTACAGTAATCGTGTTTGCATCGACGATTTCTTTAATCTTCATGATTTCTTTATCTATAATAATTCGCATACCAGCAGATAATGCAAGAGTAGATGTAACATCAAATCTTGTTTTAGTTTTACTCAAATCTGTCTTCAATTCTGCTGTATTATCATCATTATAATCTTTCAGTGCTTGAGGGGTTGCAGAGTATCTTAACTCTCTTCTTGCATTCTCAGTATCAACAGATGCATGATAATCCACTTGAACTTTCTTGATAAGACCCTCACTAGAATCAGATACAGGACCAAAGAGATAAGTCTTAGCAGTAAAGTTTAGAGTGTATATAAGTGCTCTTCGTGTTGCAAAATCTCCTTCATAATCATCTTGAAATGAAATATTATCTAATACAATGGGAACATCTCTCTTCTCACCAATTACACTCACAAGATCTACAGTGACATTAAATGATGGTTGAAAATAAGGTAATATTTGTTCTACAATTTGTAATGCATCATCATTTAACTTAACAAGAATATTTAACTCAAATCCCAAATTATATGGAACTGGCATAAAGACTTTTCTAAGTTTGCCACCATCAGATGCTTTAAATGTTTGTGTTATTCCACCCTTTCTTGTTGCATCATATGCAATATTAGTTGTTTCAAATGACATTCTGGGAAGAGTGATTTGAGTTGCACGATTTAAATCTGCTTGTTGCTCCAATCTTGCTAGGAATTTTTGCATAGGTCCATAAGCAAGAGGAACTCTCATGTCACTTGATTCTTTTCCTGCACCATCTCGATGACGAATATGGATATCGTTAAAAATTGTACCAAAAGAAATTATAGTCTTTCTGAGTATTTCGTGATAATAGTATTGTCCTAACATTAGAATGTACCGAATGGATTACCTTCTGAGAAATCAATTATACCATCTGCTTCAGATTCGATAATTTCATTTGATTCAAAGGTTGTGTCTTGATTATCTTCATCGAAGAAATCTAAAGCATAATTTGAGAATACTGTAGATCCAAAAGATATAGAAGTTGTAACACCAGTAGTATTTAACGATAAAGAACTTATATTAATTGAACCTGAACCAATACTTGTAACAGTAGCACCAGTTCCTATAACAATAGTTTGACCAAATTTAACCTGATTTAGTTCTTGATTTAAACTAATACCTGATGTGTTAATACCAGTGATAAGTGTAGTTGTTACACCAATTGTTCCTGTTACTGTTGAATCTACAATAAAGAAAGTTGATTCAGTTGCTTGAATAATTTCACCAGGAATAAATGCTTTAGTTGTTGTTCCTATACCAACATTTGATATTTTAAGTATCTTAGTATCAGTATCCCATTCCTTAACTCTTGCCTCAACACCAGATGAAAGTCCTTTAACAACTTCACCTCGTGTAAAATTACCTACACCATTGATTAGTGATGGATTTGAAATTGTTACTGTTGGTGCGACAGTATATCCAGCACCAGCATTTCTAAGTCTAATATCAGATATTGTGTTATCTGCAAGAAGATTAGCATCTGCAACAGCTGGTATTGTATTATTGCCTGTAATTGTTACGATTGGTTTTGATCCATATCCAATACCATTATTTGTAATAGTAAAGTCAACAATACCAAAGTCTGTTAGTTCAACAGCAGCAGTTGCAGCAGCACCTACACCTCCACCACCTCTTATAGAAACTAATGGTGCCTGTGTATAACCTATACCTGCATGTGTCAATTCAATTCTTTCTATTGAGAATACTCCACCCTTTGTTGTGGTTATTGCAACAGCAGTTGCATCTACATTACCTAGACCAAATGGAGCAGTGGAGATGGCAACATTAGGAGCGCTTGTGTATCCACTACCATCATCATTTAGTACAATTTGACGAACATATCCTTTATTAGTAGCATTCAATAATGCATTTCCAGTTGCAGTAGCACCAATTCCTATTAATTGAAGAGTTGATATGTAACCTACATCCTCAAGTTGTGAGTCAATCTCTTCAATATCAGTATCAAATACTTCATCTTCGTATTCAAATAGTTCACATTTAAGTTGATATACGTAATTTTTTCCTAACTGATAGAATGGTTCTTCATGTTCTACGAACTTAACTTCAAATAATCTTGATCCTAGTGGAAAAAATATAACATCACCTTCACGAGGTCTTGTAGATAGTTCATAATCTTCATCTGATTCTAAAAATGGTGATATGAAATCCTCAAATCTTTCTTTTGATATTGTAAGTGTAAGTTCATCTCTCAAACTTACACCAAATTTTGTCATGATGTCTCCCTGACCACCATAACCCTCATATGTGTTTACATATGCTTCTAATAAAAAATTATCATCAAAAGCAGATGATTGTACTTCTTTAATTATTGTTTGTTTTCTTACAAATTTTCTTGGAATATAAGTTACTTCAACACCATAAATTTGAAGTTGTTCGTTTATTAAACTCTGAACAAGTCTTTGCTCACTCTGAGATCCTTGTAGAAAAAAGGGATTTAATGCCATCTATTATCACCCAATGAAATCAAGAGGAGGTATTTCAAATTCAAGCATCATTTTCTCCTTGATTCTTTCTAGATCTTTTTCTGCATCATCGTATATTTCTCTTCCATTTAGTTCTAAACCACCTGGTAATTTTACACCTCTAAACTTAATTAAATTTTGTCCCCATTGCCTTTTTATTAATGCAGTTAGATATAGTTTTACAAAATAATCATTGTAAACCTGATTAAATGACTCAGGATCTAATGCTCTATGACAATCAAGAACTAAAAAATTACCAGCTTCTTGAGCACCCCAATCAATATCCATGTATAATCTATCTTGTCTTTGATTGAATCTTATTTGTGCTTCAGGTGTAAGTAAAAAATCAATGTCTTCAAGACGAGTTTTTGTCATACTGTATTGAAGAAGTTCAACAGAGTTGAAATAATACAAATCATTTAAAAATAACTGATACTTAATACTAAACATGCTACCAGATATCGAACTAGTATCAAATTTAAATATTTTGTTTACACCTACAATAGATTCAGGTATTTGTAAAAAATTTGAATTTTCATACCAATTAGTAGATGTTGTTCCATAACCACTTATGTTTGTAGAAGTAGTTGTGGTTGTAACTATACCAACACCCGTTGTTCCATTAACTGCAGTTTCACCAGGAACTTCTACTCCCATTCCTCTATCAATATCACCCTGAGTAATCTTATATTTAAGATACATTCTTTCAACACCATCATAGTGTCTTTCATTGAAGAGTTGTATTGCATCATCTACTAGATCATCAACTTGATCGTCATCAACATTTATCTCCAATACAGGAGCACCCAACTTCCTAAAACAGTAGTCAATTAATTGTTGTCTAGTTGCTGGTTTCGCCATCTTCTTCGATATCTGCTAATAGATTTTCGTATTTTTCTTGCAGTTCTAATTTTTCTGCTTGTAATTCTTTTTGAATATCCAAATGATCTTGAACAATCGTTTGTAATTTTGCTTCAAGAAGAATGTTTTGGTTAGTTAATGTAGAAATCTTTTGGTTATAGATTTTTATCAAAGCATTCACATCAACATCATTAGTTTGTGTCATAGTTTAAAAAGTCCCGCCATCGAGAGTATCTGTCCATTTTGGTATGCCAGATGCATTAGTTGTAAGTACAAAGTTTGAAGTACTTATACCAGCAGCAGTACCAGCAGCACCAACTTGCTTACCTGTTGTATCAAAGTAAACAATGCCATTTCCAGTTGTGTCATAATCACCATTCTGGAAATATATTCCTTTAATATCTAGGAAACCTTTTGTACCACTTACTAAGTTATTTACTATTGTGGCATCGGGTATATAAGTAAATGATCTTTCTGGTGCATTACTTGCATCACCACCTAAATCATGATATCCAAAGAAACCTTGTTTATTATTACCAGATCCTGCACTCGTATTGTAATTGAATGCTACACCACGATCAGTGTTTGTATCAACATTTGAAGTAACAGTTAATTGAGTTGTTGTAGCAATACCACCAACTTGAACTGATCCATTAATTGTAATTAATTTTTCACCCAAGTCATAAGTTGCAATTGTAGTACCAGAACCTATGTTAGTGCCAGTTATACCATCACCTGTGTTTATACCAGCAGTTGTATCAACCTTGATTGTACTGACACCAGCAACTGCTGTCATCATTACGGTTCTTGTGCTTGTTGTAATACCTAAGTTGATAATTGGATCATTTAAGTTTACAGTAAATGAGTCAACAGTTGTAGTTGTACCATCAACTTGCAAGTCACCTTTAACAATAACTGTACCTTCATTACTTAAACCATCTGGATATGGGTCAATATATAATTGACTTCCACTACCAGATCTTGTTGAAATAATATTTGACGCAATACTAACACTACCAATTCTAGCATCAAGTGCAGTAAATACTCCTCCAGTTTGATTGATATCACCTTGGAAAGTTGATACACCCGTAACCTTTAAGTTACGAATAGTCATTTCATCAACAAATAGGTCATCTTTAATATGAAGATCACCACCTACAAATAAATCACTTATAAAAGTACCAATACCTGTAAATGTTGAAACACCAGTAACACCTAAATTTCCACCTATATTAACACTCTTCTCTATACCAACTCCACCTTCAACTACAAGGGCACCATTGTCTTTTGTAGATGAATCGGTCACATCTGCCATTACAATTGCTACACCGTTGGCATATGTCCAGTCAGCACCTGTTACTTGTACTCTATCAGTTCCATTCTCATCATATTCTATCTTTGCGTCTTTACTATCACCAAAGGTTAGAAATATATCATCTCCAATTACTACTTCACCAGATCCGTTTGGTGTAAAGAAAATATCTCCATCTGTGTTTGTTGATGAAAGTACGTTTGCATCTAATCTTAAATTATCAACATTCCATTGATCTACTTTCTGGTTCTGGTCAAGAACAGGAACAAATCCTCTTGCAGCTGCAGATGGGTTTGCTTGACCTGCAACTAAACCTGGACCAATACTTAATAAATCCGTAAAATATCTACCACCAACAACTTGCGGATTACCAGCATTATCTCCAACAAATAATCTATCACCTTTATTCGATACTGTACCACTCCCACTCAGAGTTACACCAACTTCACCAAATTGTAAAGAACCTGGTGCAGTAGTACCAGTCGATCTTTTTACTCTTATAATACTTGCCATCTCTAGAAGCTACCTCCGTTTATGTCCAAATTCTGAGTTGCACCTGGAGTTAATTCCAATGTTCCAGTCCACTGTTGTGTCGTGCTGTTGTACACTAAAACCATTCCATTCTGTGGATTACTGGCGTTCACATCACTTAGTTCACCAATAGTTCCTGCTGAAGCACCTGCTAATGAGGATGTAACCTTAATAGCATTTTTTTGACCAACTCTTACTTTAATGTCTGCCATTACTTCGTAACTCCCTCTCTAACGAGAACTGAACCTTCTAGCACTCTTGTAACTTCACCTTGTGAGTCAGTAATTAAAACGTCATACATAAATCTACCAGGTTTGAGAACAGCAGTTTGACTTGTTGTAAGTCCAACTCTTATTCTTCCACCAGTTGCATTTATAATAGAAGTTGTAAAATCAGTTGCAGAACTACTGCCAGGATGCTTACGCATCTGTGCAGAAGCAGTGAAACCAGTCAAATCCGTAGCAGAATTTGTATCTGCACTTTCCAAAGTGAAAATTTGAGAAAATGTAGTTCCAGTATTAACAGTTAGATTACTAACATAAACTGCCATTTAAAAACAATATCAGGATCTAAGATATATTTATATTTAATATAACCCGTCTATTTTTCTACTATCATTCTGAGTAAATTCTTTATTTCTTCAATATCCTTTTTCATATTATCCAACTCTTCTCTCTGAGTTAATTTTAACTGTCTTGACTTCTTATACTGAGAAAATCCATGACTATCAGTATTAATGATAGCCCCAGATTTTTTATCTCTATATAAGTTTTTGTGACCTTCTACTGGTATCATGCTAGTGCAATTGCTCTGAAATCTTTGAATTTAGGTGCAAGTGCTTCATTTGTTCCACTACATACAATCTTAACTTTGAATCCAGTAAACTCATCTAAATCATCAACACTAAATTGATACTCTTTAAATTCTCCAAGATTACTTCCCGAAACAAAAGCATCTGGTCTACCACTATTCTTAGCAAGATCAATTACCTGATCACCAAAACCATCGCCATCTGTATCATTAAGATTATCAAAACCAGGAAATAGTTCGTATGCTAATTCAGTTTCACTTCCATCCTCTCTAAACAATTGATAGAGAACTCTGAAATCTGCAGATGTATGACGATAAGCACCAACTAACACCTTAAGTGATGTTGCAGGATTCTTAAGATCAACTCTATTGCTTATATAAACTGCAGAATGAGGATCACCAGTTGTTTTATTTGATCTTCCATCCTTTGTATAATCCCCTATAGGTTTATTAAGTCTTGATCTTTGATAAACGACTGTAGCATTTAATGTATCCAATACAGGAGATAGATTTGGATCTGCTGTCTCTAATTTTACCCCAAGAGTAAATGAACGATTTAATGGTAATCCAGTTAATCTTGTATTCTCATTAACTCGTGAACAGACTAATCTAGGTGTAGTTAGTATATTTGGTTGATTTAAGGTTACTGGTTCATATCCCTGATCAATAAATGGTACTTCCCCACCACCAGCACTTGTTCCTGAAACTGTTCTAACTTGTCCTGAAATTGTTGTGCTATCACTTGGTGTTAA